TCCATCGTTATATTCTTCATTTCTTCTTGCAAGAATTCCTACAGTATGCTTGAACTCCATTCTGAAGATTTCTGATTCAGAATCTCCTATATTCAATACTTCTGAAGGACCGTATTCATCTCCTGATAGAGTTCCATCCCAGTGTTTCCATTGGATCTGGGTAAATCTTTTATCTAAAGATCCGTCAGCTTTTCTTGTGAAAGTAATTTTTATACGAGCGCCTGGAGCACTGAAATCTTTGTTGTGCCAAAGAATAACTACTTTTTTACCTGAACCAAAACCTGAAGTATCTTCAGGAGGCAAAGCACCTTCTTCTCCTTCTTCGCCATCCTCTTCGCGGTTTTGAGAAGGCTTGTCGCGGTTGTCTTGCTCTTCGATCTCAAAGCCCTTTTCAATAAGCTTTTTTTCGTCGATTTCAGCAGGGAATTCTGGCTTAGGATGTACCATCGGCACATAGCCTTTTTCTGCATAGCCCTTAGGGTCAATCTTTCCCTTGCCGATAGGGTCTTCTCTTGTTACTTCTGGTTCTGGTTTAGATTCAGTTTCAGGGGCAGCCTCTGGTTTAACTTCAGGCTCTTCAGAGACAGGTTCTGGAGCGTTACCTCCGCGTCCACCTCTACCGCCACCACTACCTTCTCCGCCTCTGTCGCTACCATTGCCATTACCTTCTCCGCCCTGATTCTCATTTTCAGGTGCAGGAGCAGGTGCAGGTGCAGGAACGTTTGACTTAGAAGAAATTAGTACTTTTTTAAAGGTTCCAACTGGAACAACTTCGTGCTTGACTTCACCATCTTTACCTACGTAAACAACAACTCGATCGCTAGACTTTTTAACATCAGGTACGCCAATACCATGCTCTATAACGTTAACAACGTTAGCTGGACCGTCTGGGCTTTGATAAACCATTCCAGGTTTGAGATCTTCAGCTTTTACACCATCAGAGTTAGAAGAGTCAAGTTTTTCTGGCAAAGGGTAAATAAAGTCTGGACCTTCATCAGGTACAAAGTTAGCTCCCGCTTTAGTAAGATAAATTACTCCATTTTTATGTACAATATACTCGTCTAGACCTACAGGGAATACGTCTCCAGGTTTGTAATCTTTACCTTCTACCCAGTAATGCCAGTTTCCATGTCTATCTTGACGTATTACTCCAACTTTACCGTGAAGATTTCCGTCTTTGTCATAAACAATATCTCCAGGTTTAACATCTTCAGGCTTTTTTACATCTGGAGTTCTAGCTTTTCCGCCTCGTGGAGTAGTAGTTTTTTTACCCTTACCTTTTTCTTCTTTTTTAGGGGGGTTTACTCTTTCAGAGTTTGCAGTCCAGTGGAGAGGCTCGGCGTCAATGTAAGGCTCGATGGCAACTTTCCAGAACTGGCCGATATTCGGTAAAACATTCTCTTCTTTATTGTGCAGTGCAATAATGGCTGCTGCAAATAACTCAGCCATTCTTTCATCAAAATCTTTATCAGCATTTGGACTAACACTAAATCTCTTAAATGGCTTAGCATCTGTACCCCAGAACATCTTTTTAAGGTCTCCCCAAAGAGGAGAGTTAACCATTTTTCCATGCTTCTCTCTATTCCAGAGGTGGCCTAGTTCGTGGAAAAATACGTGCTGAAGTGCAGGAACAAATCCTCCAGGGTTTTGACCGTAATACTCCTCTTCACCATTCTCGTCTATTCCTTTGAAGAGTCTTCTTTTGTCAGCTTTATCCAGATTATGCAATTGATCCCAAAGAATCAAGTGCATAGTACCATCAGGTTCGGTATGAGCCTCCCCGGTTAAGCATCCAAGCTCAGGGTGATCCTTATCAAAACCAATGACTTCACCCTCAGTAAAAGCTGGATCTCCTTGCTTAGCAATTTTAATCCTTACAGGAAGTTTTAGTCCAAGCTGTCTTGCAGTTCTTAGGTAGTCTTTAAGTTCATCTAAAAGCTGACCATTTATATCTGACTGCTTGTCAAACTCGATCGTAAACTCGCCATAACGAAGTATAACTTTTTCACCGATACCCTGCATATTCTTGTAGGCAGCAGCAGCTATGGCATATTCAGTCTCATTTATATCTGTTCTGCCCTCTTTGTCTTCTAGGCGAGTACCTTTTTGAGATTCTCTAAGTGCTTTCCAGAAAAGCTTTACAAAGTCATCTAGACTTCCGGCAGATTCAAAAATATCTTTATACCACGGAGCGTAGTTTTCCCATGCATCAATTCGAGTGTAGCCGACCGGAATATATTGTTTAGGCTTCTTTGTAAACTTTTTCTTTAAGAAATATCCTCCAGATTTAAGTTTAGCTAGAAATTCCAATTCTTTTTTATTAGGTACACCATTGCCTTCACCTAGCTCACCGCCACCGCCTCCGCCACCGATTCTAAACTGGTTAGGAGTGTTGTTAGGTCTGTCTTTAGCATTATTCAAACGAGCTAGTACTTCTGCAGCCTTACCTCTAGTGGTTGCTTCATCGATGGCTTTTCTAGCTTCTGTTGCAATCTCCTGATTATCTGAATCAGCAAGTTCATTAAGAGCGTTTAGCTGAGCTTCGGTAGCTGGGTTATTTGAAGATATCGAGTTTTTAAATGCAGCCATACGTTCTTTGTATAGTCTCTGCATTTCTGGGAAATCGAGCAGACGCATGTCTAAATTATTTTCTCTAGCAGCACGAGCAATAATTTCTCGAACAAGGTTGTAAGAATCTTCTGCATCGCCATCAGCTGAGTGCCAGTTAGCAGGTTCAAAACCTAAGAAGTTGGCAACTGGACCAAGGCTAGAGCTAGGTCGCATACGGCCAGTTTCTTTGTCTGCTATTTGCTTAGGACCGTCAATACCTTTTTCAGGATCGTACGTAGGCAGCAGTGAGGCTAGGTCTTTAGAGTCTATAGTTCCAGCAATTTTTAGTTCGATACCTGCATCATCGGCCATACGCTGTAGAATCTCTAGATCGAACGGGACGTTTTGTCCACCTAGTAGAGCATTAGGGCCAATAAATTCTAAGAATAATTTAATAGCTTCAGTCGGGCTCATCTGCTCGGCAAGCCATTCAGGAGTTACTAGAGTTGATTGAGGGTTGCCGTTCTCATCTAGAACTACGTTTCCGTTTTCATCAACAACGTCACGCTTAAGGTTATCTGCAGACCATTCAGAAAGCTTACTACCAGGATTAATGTAGACATTGAATCTACCAATAATCTTTCCATTTTTAACTTTTACTGCGCCAAGCTGGATAGGAGAGTTCTTAATTCCGTCACCATCGTAGTTGCTAATACCGGTTGTTTCAAGATCAAAGTAGGTGACTGTTTGATTCCAAAGTCTTTTAAAGATATCTGCCCAGTCTTTGGCTTTATTTAGGATTCTCTGAAATGCTCCCGTAAATGCACCTGGAGTTGGAAGACGTGCACCGTTAGCATCCATAGTTGCTGGCTGTAGGTCAATGCCTAAATCAGCAATCGAAGATCCTTCTCTACTTTGAGAAGGTGCAACTTCTGGAGTAGGTTTAGCCTCTTCTTCACCTAACCAAGCTTGAATAGGGTGATCAGCAGCAATGTTCATAATGGCACGACGTCCATTTTGGAACTGAATAAATATCTGCTTAGTACCGTCAGCTAGAGTTCTAACCTGAGTAATTTTTCCGTACTGATCAGCTCCCTGATCGTAAACAATATTTCCAACAGCTAGATCTTTACCAGTGAGTGCAGTTGCAGTTCTTTTAGCGGCTTCTTCCCTATAATCACCTGGGTCCGGAAGATCAGCTTCGGCATCTTTAAGATCTTGTGGAGTCGGGTCTTCTATTCTAAGAGTGTCTTCATCTTGAATGCCACCGTCTCCAACTTCATACCCTTCAGCGTGCTTTCCTAGTTCGATTCCACGCTTTTTTAAATATTCAGGGTCTAGTGTTGCAAGTACTTCTTCAGCATTGTCATACTTAATGTAAGCAACTTTTCCACCAAAATAAGGATCGCTAGGGTCAACTAGAACTCTTGCATATTTACCGTCAGGAGTTGCATTAATAAACTTACCGATGATTCGTGCAGTTCTACCTGCATCAGAACCTCTGCTTCTACCTAGACGGACCTTGCCTTTAATGCCTCGGCCCATCTCAACCCAGCGTCCGTACTTATCACGGAACTGAGTTAAAACCTCAGCGCGACGTTCGGCAGAGGTGTATTCACCGTCTCCATCTCCGAAGCCGTCAGCAACTATAGGTTTTAGGTATTCAAAATCCACTACTCTTCGCCACCCTTAAGGATGTCTACTCCAACCAAACGCTGCAGTTCTTCATTGGCAGCTTTAGATCCGCCTAGAGCTAGATTGACTAATTGCTCGATGCTAAGAGATGAGTATGGCACTTCCTTAATGATGTGCTCGTCATTTCTATATGACTCTACGGTAAGCATAGGCTCAGTCTCAGACTTTTTATTTTCGTCCATCTATATATCCTACGTATTTATTCTGATTTAGTATCTTCAGGAGTAGACTCTACTACATCTTCCTCATTGTCATCATACAGGAAATCTGGATCAGGGTTTGGAAAAGAAATTGCTGTCCAATACTCTTCATCCTCAGGAGTATAGTGATCAGGGTTCAAATAATTTTCCATGTAAATACTCCTCGAAATGGTTAATAAATCTTTAAATAGTATACCAAAGTATCTGGATAAAGATTTAATTAACCACCGAGTTTAGACTTAAGTTCTTCAAGAATCTTTATTCTATCTTCTGGATCTGCCAAACTGATGCTCCAGTTATTAGCTTTTCTATCCCAGAAGAATGAGAATGGAATTTTCTTATCCTTAGGAACTAGAGAGATGCTCTTGATCAGATCCTTAGCAGCCATAGTATCGCCCATCAGGAAGATTCTATTGCCTTCGATTCGATAATTGACACCGCCTCCAAGACCTCCAGAAGAACCATCTTCACCAGTTACTGGCTCGATTGGCATGGAAGTAGCTCCAGGTTGGCTATTTGGATCATACTCTTCATCTGGATTGTCTTCATAGTAGCCGGCTAGGATGTAATCAACCGCCTTGCTTGCCATAGAAGCAGCCTCGAATAGAGCGTTCGGCTCTGTTTCTAGGAATCTCTTCCAAGACTGAACATAAGCAGCTACGTTTTCGATGCTGGTGTTGATCCCAAACATAGAAGCTAAGATAGCCGAACCGATCTCTGCAATAAGTTCCTCACGAGCACGGACATCCTTGTGCTTGCCGTAGTTATCTAGAAGATCTTTACGATCTAGACGCTGAGGATCTCCAGTGCTGTGAACTAGTTCGTGGAACAAAGTATCTAGGTGCTCTTCAGTGCTATTGAACTGTTCCCTTAGAGGCAAGCTGATTGTGTCCGTCTGAGGTGACCAGAAAGCTGAGTCTCCAGGGGCATATTGGATGTTAGGCCCGCCTGTGTAGGAAGCAAGGATGATATCCTCCACCTCGTGCATAGGAGGTGGGTCTTTTCTAGGAAGTGGTGGAATAGTAATACCCTTAACCACATCTTCGTTATAAACAACATCAATGTCGAGTCTAGTCTTGGTTCTAGAACCATCATCCGGCTTTTGATCACCAGTCTTTGGGTCAATGATAGTCTTGGTCTCGTCTGGCTTTACAGTGTACTTACTCTTCACAACCTTGGTGATAAGCACGCCATCGTTCTCGTCGACGTAGCCACCAAGCTTAGCAATAGCGTTCTTTGTATACCAGCGAGTACCTTTGTAGCCTCTGAATTGGCTTAGAACTTCTAGAATAACTAGGTTTCCACCCTTGTAGTTCTTACCAGTAGCACCTGATGTAGGTAGGTAAGCTCCGCCTCCAGTCCAAGGCTTCTTCCAAGGAATAATTCCCTTGTCCATAGCCTCGCTGATCTGAGCCATAACCTGATCAACAGCATCCTTATTGCTCTTTATAGGTTTATTGCTCTCACGGTTCTGAGATGGACCATTGTCTTCTAGATCTTTCCAACCAAAGATTGCCTCAGAAGCTCCGAAAATTGCAGATCTATTTGCTACTTCAGAGACCTTTACAAACTTATTACCATTTTCGTCAGTATAAAGTTCTATTTTCTTATTTGGCAAAGCTAATCTAAGTTGAGCCACGTACTCTTCTGGGTCTAATCCGTTAGGGATAGGGTCAAGAACAGGGGTCTCGATTTCGGCTGCCATTCTTTCAGCAGCGTGAACTGCCTCTGTAAGCTCCTTAAGACCACGCTCTCCGCCAGGGAACTGAGGATCACGAGAAATAGGTTCAAGAGACATCTGGTAGTCGTACTCGGCTTGGATAGCTTCGTCGTAGGCTGCATTAATCTCTTCCTGAGACATTACTGGTTGTTCAGGAGTAGATCTATTAGGGCTAATATCTGAATCTGATTCAATAGCCTTTGCAACTATATCTAAGCTAGATTCTCTGACGTTCTCTGGGTCTGACTTAGCATCCAGACTGTTGTCTCCTTGGAATATAGTCCTACCATTCTTACGAACTGCAATAGAGTCGTTAGTGATATCTGCTTCATACTTACCGTCTGGAGAGCTCCAAGTGTGCTTATATGAGTCGCCGTTAGGTCCACCAAGGTATTCGGTGTTCCAGTCAGCAGTGTAGTCATACTTGGTGTCAGGGTTAGTAGCTCCTTCACGGTTCTGTGACGGTCCTCCAATAACCTTTTTAGCCATTCCACCGTTACGATATGTCATACCGCCACCACCATCAATGGCTTCAAAGAATACGCTAACTTCATCGGAATCGTGACGACTTATCATCTTGATTCTCTTGTTTCCCTTAGCAGTAACTACAGTGTCACCCTTTTGTAGAGTATTAGGGTCTACTTCTACAATTTCAGGTCCCGAGCTTTCAGTATTCTGTGAAGGAGGGGCATCTCCAGAGTTCTTTTTAGCTCTATTTTCTAGTTGACGTAGGAAGTCTTTACGAGTAGCTTTAAACTCTTCTGATTTTCCATCTAGCCAGTCTAGAACTCCAGGATCTAGTTCACTCATGGTTCTAGTTGCAGCAACGTACATAAGGTTGAGAGCTTCAACTGTAAAAGCTCTTGGCATTCTATCTTTTTCAATAGCTTCAGCATCTTTTTGAGGATTAGGTTTAAACCATGAACCAGAAAGTTTAACATTCTCGGCTTCAAGACCTTTAGCACGGTGTGCAGTAAGAACTACGCTATCAACATCTTTACCGCTAAGGGCATCAACAAGAGCTGATAGCTGCTCAGCCCCATCACCTTGTACTGGAATAGTCCAGTCCCAGGTTTTTCCAGTATCCCAGGTATAGCCAAGTGAAGATAGGGTATCAGAGTTATTCTTGGTTCCATTATTAGGATTCTTAAGCTCTGGAGCCCAAGGTTTAGCATCTCCAGTATTGTAAAGATGTATCAAACCATTCTTGATCTTATAGCTGATAAAGTTTCCAATATCTCCTTCATCGCCCCAGTTGCCATCTTCCGGCTTCTTAAAGCCTTGGATACCAATGATTCTTGCACCATCAACTACTCGTTTAAGTTCAGCAAAAACTGCTTTACCGTCAGCATCCCTATTTTGTTCTTCTAGACGAGTCTGAGTTTGCTCCATAATACTTAGTAGTCTTGATACTGCTGGATCTGGATCTTCTTGCTGAAGTTCCAACATTTGTGACCAGCTGTCGTAGGCATCTAGATCTTCGTGGGCATTTGATGGACGATATTTAGGGTTAGCACCGAATAATAGCCACTTAGCTGTAGCCAAGAAACTATTCATTTCGGACTTAAACTCTCTAATAACTCCAGCACGCTGGCCTCTACCAACCATAGTCATAATTTCGGCTAAGGCATCAGCATTGCTTGTAGTAAGAATCATGTCCGCATCTGTCATACTTCCAGGAGTTGCCAAACTAGAAGTTTTATTAGGATTTCCAACTAGACGTTCATCATCTTCATCTTTAATGTCTAGAATCTGGTTTGCAAAATCTGCAACGTCCTGTCCAGCACGGAACATCATGGTTAGAGGTAGGGTTACCATTCTTCTAAACATATTTAGGCTGTTTACAGCTCCACGGAACTGATAGATAGATTGGTGAGGATCTCCAACAACAACAAGCTGTATTCCATTGTTGTGTAGAGTCTCTTGCTCATCCATAAGTCTGAAAAACACACCGTTAACGTCCTGAGCCTCGTCAATCAAGACAAGATCGGGGATTGCACCTAAACCGTGTACACTTTCTCCCTTAGAGTTAACTTCTCTAAAGTTAGGGTGGCTAAGAGCAAAGTTCTTCATCATATCGTTGAAGTTGACTGGAATCTGACGAACACTTGCATCGTGTGGCTGTAGCTTTTCTTTCCAGATCTTCTGAGCTAGTTCTAAGAAGAATGGGGTGTAGGCTTCAGGTCCACCAATTTTATCTGTAAAGAACTCTTCAAAATGTTTTCTAGACATCTCGTCATCTGCGCTAATAGTCCAGTTATTAAGACCTTTCATTGCAATTTTCATTGTTAAGAATCTACTGATTCTTTTTCCATTGGCTAGTTCTACTTCCTTTGGAAGCTTAAAGTAGTCAGCTAGATCCATGAATCCATTAATTGGCCTATTGTTTGGCTCAGACTGTTTCTTCATAGCAGTAAACTTTTTAGAAAGTTTGCTGTTAACAGAAGCCTTGAATGATACAGAGTCCATTGTTCTGATTTCAGTATTTCCAGGAAACTTAGTCCTGTTTTCATCTGCAATAGCCTTGTTAAAGGCAAGTGCCAAGATTCTCTTCTTAGGGTAGAAGTGAAGTATTGCTTTTGCAATAGCAATCAGGGTAGTTGTTTTACCTGTACCAGCCAAAGCCTTAATGACCATTGACCAGCCTCTAATACCAGCTTCGATGGCATCCCTTTGCTGATCTGTATATTGCTTGCCCAGGAATCCAATATCGTGTCTACCTGTAGCCAGCTCAGCCTTGTTCTTGGTATCTTCAGGACGTTCTCTATTTTGAGATGGGGCATCGATTACATCCTGAGCTGCTTGCTTTAGCTTTTTAAGAGCTGAGTTGATAGAACGCTTTTCTGCTGGATTATTTGTAGCACTCAAAGCGTCTTGCAAATTAGTCATAGCATATGCAAGTTGAGATAGGTTACTTTGCTGATTCACCCCTTCACGAAGCTGGCTAGGGCCTTCTTTCTTGTGACGGTCAGGATACATCTTATCTTTATAGGCCTCAAGCTTTTCCATATCGTAGTCAAGTGGAATACGGAAATTATCTATTGGCAAGTTGTTTGCAATAGCATAGTCAAGTTCCGCTGCATCCATCTCTCGAACTAGATCACCGATCTCGTTAGAGTTGACGTTAGGTAGAAGATCCCAGATCTCGGCTGCTCTTTCAGCTGAAACTAGACCTCTAGTGTCTAAAAGACGTCTTTCAACACTCTTTAGCTGCTTAGGGCTAGGAGGCTTGATTCTATTGATAGGATCTGGAATGACATTACTTTCGGTGATAGGTTGCTCACCGTCAACTACAGGAAGAGTTACTGCAGGAGGTCCATCTCCCTGAGGAGTACCATCAGCCGCCCCTCCATTCAAAGCATTGCGTACTTCTTCTTCAAGATCCTTAGGATCAGGTTCTGAGCCCTTAAGTGCTTCTTTAACTGCCATATCAGCTATGAACTTAACAGCACGTTCAATAAAGGCTTCTCTACCTGCATTGTACTTAGGAAGTTTTGCATCGTAATCTTTATCTGAAGCGTCGAGGTCAAAGACATTGTCTTTAATCAAGTCAGTTCCAGATTTAGCTCTCTGAATCATTTTGTCTAGAAGCTGAATGTTAATCTCTAGATCCTTAGCAGAGTCGTGCAACTCTTGGAAAGGAATTCCTTCATATCTAGCTAGAGCTTCGATAGCAGTTGAACCGAATGGTCCGAAGGTGTCCATCTTGTAAGGACCGCTAGGGTTAATCTTACTAAATACGTTATAAATGTAGTCAGCTAAACCTAGAGTATCAACCATTCCGGCAGGAGAATACTCATTTAGCCCTGCTTCTCTAAGAGTTCTATTTAGAACCTCTAAGTCAAAATCAGCAATATTATGTCCGGCTAGTACAGCATTTGGGCCCAGGAATTCTATGGCCTTAGCCATAACTTCACTCTTACTTGGAAGGCTTGCTAACCATTCTGGAGTAATTCGATTACCTTTGTCATCTCTTAGGTTTGCCATAGCCCAAGAACTTGGAATAGATCCAGGATTCATGTAAGCTACGAACTTATCAAGAATTTCGCCATTCTTAACTTTGTAAATAGCAATCTGAATAGGATCGTTCTTAACGTGTGGCTGCAGCGGGTCAAAGATTCCAGTAGTTTCTAAATCTATGAAGTGTAGCTCTTTATCCTTAAGTGCATTCTCAACATCGTCAAATGTCTTAGCTTTGGCTACCCAATCTCTTACTACACCCCAGAAAGCCTTAGGCTTAAGTCTTCTTGGACCTCTAGGTCTATTTGGGTGGTTAGAGTAGTCAATAAGTCCAGGAACTGGATCATCAACAGCTGGAATCTCTGGAGATTCAGCAGGGTTTGGCTCAAATACTTCTGCTGATGTGCTGTGATCTACTTCATCTTCTAGAGATGGATCATACTCGTAAGGGCCGTTGTGATACCCATCTTTACCAATAACAGATCCAACTTCAGCTGCAAGTTTTTCAAGTACTGCAACGGTCTTAGAATTTTTATTTTTTAGACGTCCGTAGGTGTGAGCAGTATCAGAGTCGGTCAAACCCTTTCTGATTGTCTCAAGACGTTCCATAACCTTAGCAGGTTTGATTACATATTTTCTACGTAGATCAAGCATACGCTTAAGATCGTAAACGTCATCTAGAGCTCCGTCAGCGATTCGCTTACCGTCAGCGTTTAGGTCATCTCTGTGGTTGGAGATAAAAGCAGCTAGACGGCTCAGAGCATAACGTGATCTACGGGCAGCATTCTTTCGAGCTTGTCTATCAACAAATTGCTTAACTTCTTCCTGATCTTTTTCATCAGCAAGAATCTCTTTACGAGCTTCATCGGTTGGCTTGTAGTCTTCCCAGCCCTCAGGTGCATTAGGTCTGCCAATAAGATCCATCAGGTTTAGGTCATTAATAGACGCTCCACCTTCAATAGCTTTCTTTATTAGAACGCTGTCATAAGCATCTTCACGAGCTTTAAGCTCAGACATAATCTGGGTGCTTACTTCAAATTTGTTCATTCTAGGTACAGCTTTGACGATTGCAGCAATTTCTCTATCGCTTGCTAATCCTTTGTCAAAAATACGTTCAATGCTAGCGAGCATTCTGTCAGATGCACCGTCAAAATCTCTAGCAACTAGCCCATACTTGTTTTTAGGCTTGTATTGCTCTTTAAATGGGTGCTCCTTGAATGTGTAATACCATTCACGAATTTCACGAGCATTCATGTCCTTGTAGTTGTCCATGAACTCTTGAACTAGCTCTTCAGGAATATCTCTATCTTCTAGGAATCTTTCAATACCAACAAGCTGGCCATCGCTAGGTCCCATTGCCTCTGTCGGAACGTTACTTCTAAGATACTGGGGACTCTCGGTAGGCTGATCTGCTAGCCAATAATCAGGTTTACCATTTACAGTGTTTTCAGCTGCTCTAAGTTTTTCTAGCTCTTCGATCTCTGCTGGAGTTGGTCCTGGGGTCGGTTCTGGTTTAAAGCTAAGTCCTATTGCTTTGGCATGTAGATTGTCGTACTCTTCCCTAGTTAAAGTATTGTCATCAATCTTTTTTCTAAGCTCTTCTGCTTCATTTTTAGGCCAGTTCTTCTTCTCTAATGACCAATTTAGGAATGATTTTTGAAGCCATGAAGCCATGCCTTTTTCAGGTGAGGTAAGTTCACGGAAGTTCTTTTCAATATATGCTGCAAGATCATTTACTTCTTTTACAGTGTGCTCTTCAGGATTCTTTCTGATCGCTCTAACTTTATCCCAAAGCTCTGGCTCATCTTGAACGTATCTAGAGTTTAGGATTGCAACTAGACGACGGACCTGACCCTCGTTAGGAATGAAATCATCATTAACTCTGTTTTGAGAAGGACCTAAATCTGTATTCTTTGCTTCTTTAGAATTTACATATTTTGTTAAAGCTGAGTGCAGTCTAGATACATAGTAGGTGTCATCGTTAAACTTGTTTGGCTCATCTTCGGATGCAACATGCATCTCGTAGTATATTTCTGCAACAGCTTTTCGAGTTTTTTCTGCACTTCTACCATTAGTAATGTCAAAGTCTTTAAATTCCGAGTACAAACTAAATCTGTGTAGATTGTCTGGAAGTTTAAACCAATCTCTAAGAGCCTGAGTAAGAACCTCATTTTCATCTTCACCAGGATAGATAGGATGTGTCTTTAGGGGACCCATGCGTTTATCTACAATTTGAACACTTCTTAGGTTATCTCCAGAATCAACAATTCTGGCAGAAATATCAGATCTTGAACCCTGTCCAGCCCAAAAACCATTGTCATTAAACTTTGGTGAACCAAAGTCTCCAGGGTAGGTATCCTGAAGGAACTGTGCAATGATTGCATCAGCTTTCTTGATCATGTCGGAGCCCGGGCCAAAGTAGTCGTACTGGAAACGTTCTGCTGGATCTAACTTAGAGTACATTTCTCTTTGGTAGTCAGGAACGTTGGCAATGTTAGGGTTGAATATCGGGTCAAGAGCTTCTAGGTGCTTAATAGCGTGAACCTGCTCTTCAATCTGTGGCCAGTTGAAGAAAGGAACCTGAGTGTCAACAGTGAAGTCACCGTTGCCATCACGCTCGGTTAGAGTGTATACACCGTTAGACATAATTGACTGGAATGATACATCCCCCGTTCTTTGATCGTAAACTAAAGCAACTTCAGATGGGCCATAGCCGTAAGTTACACGGAATCTGCGGTCTTTAGATAAGTAAGTGCGGTCCCCGATCTTGTTCCAGCCTTCTGGCATAGTAGCATCTGGGTCAGAACCGTCATCGTAAGGAGCACTAGGATTCTGTTCTCCCTCGTCTTCAGGCTTTTCTCTTTGCTGGCTAGGCTGAGAAGGTAGTACAGCTTTAGGCTTTTCTTCTGGAGTAAGATCCTGGTTATCTTTGTCACCAAATCTATCGTCTTCATCTCCAGCAATCTTTTGTACGCCAGCCCAGTCCTGAGCAAAACCAATAGGGCTCTTGGCTCCTTTGCCACGCTTTGATGCCCAAACTGTAATTAGTGGCTTACTCATGTCTAGGTTTTCAGTACCATCTGAGCCAACAATTTCTAGAGTATCGCCATATGTTTCTTTAGCCTTTTCTACAAATCCTTCGGTGACTTTATTTGGATTCTTAACTACGGTTGCTGTATATCCATCTGCTGAATCATAAGCTGCATCTGAGTGAAGTTCATTTCCAGTAAAAACAGAGCTGGTAGGAGTATAAGGACTCTTTACCCAGCCCTCAGGCATGTCTGAAGGAACGAGATCTTTGATGTCAATGATGTCGTTATTATTTGGAACTGCATTTCCAACAGGGAGATTCTTGACTGCTTCTGCAGGAAGAATGGCAGCAACTCCTTCAAAAGCAGATGCTGGAACTTTGTATAGAGCATTCTTTAAACCTGGAACATCTGTAACTTCAAAATCTAGGTATCCGCCCTCAGATGAGTAACCAGCTACTTTACCTGGAACAGCTCTAACGTCTCCCTTAGGAAAACGAACGTTTACTTGGCCTCCGCCGCCCATCTCGATCCAGCGACCCTTAGAGTCACGGAGCTGACGCTTGGCACGAAGTGAACGCCAGAAACTAGAGTTCTTTCCCTTAAAAACATTCATTGCTTTGCTGTATGTGCTTTTTACTTTACCCCAAACACCGGCTGTAAGCGGGCTGACGATAATATCAACTGGAAGACTTCCAGCTGGAAGAGCTAGCAGACGTGTATAGGCGTGCTGGAACTGTACGTCCATTGGGTGAGAGCCATATACAGATGCAACTAGTGAACGAACTTCTTCATCTTCAATACGTGGGTCAGCTGAATACCAAGCCCCACGGCGAGCACGAAACGTGATTGGATCAAGTGACAGCTCAGCCGTAGAACTTGGGTGGTATTCAGGGAGTAGATCAGTGTTACGGTCTTCACCGTTTGGACGTGGACCTTCTGTAGCCAAACTAAGGAAATGCGAAAGCTCACGTAGAACGTTGAAATAACGTACGTCGGTAGTAAGATTTTCTGTCGCAGAAGCAGTGAGTGATCTCAGCGCAACAATTTCTAATTGCTGCTCGGTGACTCTACGAATCTCTTCCACTCTAGCGTTTTGTTCTAGGGTGAAGTTGAATATTAGTTCTGATACCGAAATATCTTCGGGCATCTCGACTGCTAGTTGGTCATCAAACTGCTTAATTAGATTAATTTTCTTACTCACTGGGGAGATCTTTCTTACTATTTAGTCGGTAGAAGGTCAGCGTCTTTACTTTGATACAGTTTAGTAGCTAGTCCGACTGCTCTATCAAAAGGAGGCTCGAACTCGTCGATAGCCCTCTTCCAAACAGCACGCAGTGCTGGAACTACTTCATATCCCAAACCTGAATATTCAGCTAGAGAATAGATTGCGTCTTCTGGACCGTTATATTCCAGTTCAGATTTAATAGAGATGGCAAGATCTCTACTAGCAGCAATAGATGCAGTCAAGCCTTGACTAGTGTCTACTGTGCTGCAAGGGTGGCTAGTAGGTAGCAGATCATTATCCTGCGTGTAACGCGCATTTGATGGACGTTTGTTTTCTACTAAAGACAAGAATGCTTTTACTCTAGCTTCTGCCCAAACGGAGAGTTCAGTGTCTGGCTTACCACTAGCAGTGAAAGCACGAACACCTCGTCTATACACTGCACGCAAAGTTGCAATTGAAACAAGATCGTCTAGATCTTTTTCGGCATTATGTTCCTTAGTCCAACTTGAAAGTTGCTTCTCGGTTTCATTCGAGAAGGTTACTTTCTTAGTTGGATAAGCATCATCATTCTTTGCAGCTGAAACGTAAACAGGAGTTTCAGGCTGATCTACCACATCTTGCGATGCTGTTATAGGTAGGTCAGCCTCAGATTTTCCCAAGTCGCCCTGAGCTGTTGAATCAGCTCCAATGATTGTGCCTAGCTGCCATGCCCACTTGTTGTGCTGGTCATCACGTTCTGCAAGGAAGTTTGCAATACCCTGCTCGTTAAGAGCATTGGCAATCTCAAAAGTAGCCCTGATTACGCTAATAATGTAAGCATTTGCTTGGTAAAGCGAAGCAGACATATCAACTGGATCGGCTGAAACTGGAGTTGCTTGAATTCCTGTAAGAGATACGTAGTCAGTTAGCAAGAATGGTGCGTCAAATCCTAGCTTACGAATATTTTCTGCAAATGGGTCAATTGCATCGTCTGCATCTTCGTAAATCTCAGCGAATTTGTCGTGGAACTGCGGAAAATTAATTCCACGTACGTTCCAGTGATAGCCATGGGCTAGGAATTTGAAGGTTACTGTATCTGACAACAGAACAGCTAGCATCTGAGCAAGATCTTGCTTGCTTGAAGCTCCTTCTGGGTTAATTATCATATCCATTTGAATATTTCCTTAGTTTATTGTTGAGGGGTTGTTGTTGGTTCCGCTAACTGAATTGGAGTAACCTCTTCAGCTGGTGCAGCCGCTTCAGGGGCGGCAGGAGCTGCTTCAGGTGCCCCTGTAGGAGCTTCTGCGCCTGGCTGGACGCCCTGGAGCATCTGTGACACATCCTGAGGCATTGGAGCAACGCTAGAGGCTTGTTGAGCCTCTCTAGCCTTTGCCATCATCTCCGGAGCTACTGCCGAAAGCAAAGCTTCCGTCAATTCTGGGGTAATTACACCCTTTTCGACCAAAAGACGCAATCCAAGCTCTGTTGGGCCCGGTGCATCCTGGTCAGTAAAGCCATGAGCACGTCTCCAAGTGTCGTAAGACACTGCCATCTTGTCAAAACCAGAGTCAGCATCCATTGCGCGGTCATTACGAGTTGCTACAGCACTTGGATCGTACCAAATTACGAGTCTGTCAACGTCTGCAGGGTTGTAACCGTTAGCTAAGAGGTAAGGACGTAGGTAAACAACGGTAAAAGCGTCTGCAATGAGCAACATTAGAGGTTCAATGTGTGCTTTGTAGAGAGATTCATCGATTTGCATCGCATTTGAATACTTTACGTTGGCTAGACCGGTAACAATGTCCTTAGGGACGTCGATTCCTTGCAAAATACGCTCTAAAACACGATCTGAACGCTCTGCAAGGGCTGGATCGAAGCTACGCTCGAACTTGAACTGCTTAATCTTGTCTCCAAGGTCTGCTGGACCACGAATAATCAGTGGAACAACTGCTGAAGCTGAATCTTCGTCGCGAATCGGGGTTGTCATCGCGTCAATTAGTTGATCTTCAAACTCATCTTGCAGTTCTTCAGGAGTTGGTTCAGAATAAAGGCCGTCAGCGTCCTCGTAGGGGTAGTTTGGGTCTGGTGTAGAGGCTACAGAAAGGCCATCTGGTAGATATAGAGCACCTGCGTTTAATCGGCTTCTTGCAGTTGCACGGAATGTGCGGTTTAGAAGCAACAATTCAGCGCAAAGATCGAGCATACCCTTCAAACTGGAGTCAGCTTCGTCAGAAAAACGTGGGTGAGCTCGCCAAATACGTCCAACAAACGCGTTTGGAGCAAGTTTGATGATGTTTTTGTTAGTAGAAGACATCGCCGAGTTACCCTGATTATAGTCTCGACGTCCAGCAATCAAATAACTACCTTTTCCGTCAACGCTAAGTTCGTCTACAGAGCGAATATCCCAAGATTCTGGAACGTTTGAGCCAACACGAGCAGGAGATTGGACTAAATAGCATTCTCCAGCAACTGCAAGGTTCAAGGCACAGTCGCGAAGAAGACCGGCCTGGCCTCCGTAGGCTGAATCTAGACGTGCAAGAGCACGTTCTGCAGCGGAAGCTAGATCTGCTGAGATGTTGTCTGCCAAACGTACAGGAACTGGAGCTTCAGCAGGGTCTTGAATAACAGCTGCATAGAGACGGATACGAGAAACAACGCTAGAAACTAGGTTGAAAGCGTATTTGATCTCGCCAATTGCATCATAGTACTCCCAAGCGTCTGACTGCCAGCTAGAAGATGTTGAAGTTCTGCGACTACGGAAGCGTTCTGCTTCTCCACGGTCATTAAGTGGGACCTGAACTGCAGCTGCAGTAAGTGGACGTATGGCTGAGTAAGGGGTTGGCTCAACAGGGGAGTAGTTTGGGTTTAGAAAAACTGAGTTAGACGGGAGACCGGTTGGGTTGGTAGTTGCACGCTGATTGGCAGAGGTTGCTCGAATGCCTGGACGTGACTGTTTAGGATTTTTATCATCCTGGTTACGGCTAAAGATGCCCAAAATTTTCTCCTGTCATTA